AGCAAGTCTAACCCCTCACCTACAAGTGAATCAGGATTGTCTGCCGATTTAGCTTCTACAGTAGTCCCCCACTTGAATTTGATATATCTTTCTTTTTCGGAAGCCTTAATAATGTCATTCTGATGTCCTTTTACCATCTTATCCCATACTTCTCTGAACATCAAGTCGGCTTTATCATACGAAAGACCTACGAGCCATATACGTTGATTAGGCTGGGAGGCGTAAAAGGTCGCTTCCATAGCACTCGCAGTCGTCTTTCCAAAACGCCTCCCACACACCATAACAAAAAACCTTGCAGATTCTTTAGTAGGAAAGTGCAACTTTCTCTGACCTTCGTGTGGTTCATATCCTAAAAAATCGAACCATTTTTGTTTGTAATCATTTAAAACTTGCATAAGTCTACCTTTCTAATTTAACTTACGAAGTAGGAGAAATGCAAGATATAGTATTTTGCATTAACAAATACACAACATATAGGAGGGCAGTATGTCCGAAGAAAATGTAGTATCAAATGAAACAGTAGTGGATAATGGTACAGAGAATGTTACTCAGGAATCAGCTCAGAATGAGTACATAGCAGAAAGCAAGAAGTATAGAAAAAGAGCACAGGAAGCTGAAAATCAGTTATCAGAAATTAAAAAACAACTTCAAGAACAAGAAAACACTAAACTTAAAGAAAAAGAAGAATTTAAAACATTGGCAGAAAAATTTGAAGCCGAAGTTGAATCTTTATCTCCATACAAAGAAAAGTATGAAAGTATAGTTAATCAAAGAAAAGAAGTGTTATTATCTTCTATACCTGAAGAACAGCGTGAACAATTTAAAAATAAAGATTTAGACGTATTAGAGTTTATGGTGTCACAATTAAAACCTAAAACACCGTCAGAACCTAGTGTTAGGGCAACTGTTAAAGGTAAACCTATGTCTGATGAATGGCATAATATGTCAAAACAAGACAAAGAAAGAAATTGGAAAGACATCGTAAAATCTTTTGCTAAAAAATAGAAAGAAGGTTTTATAAATGGCAAACATAAGTGATCCATTAGATATTAATATGCTGCAAGGTGGTGCATCTGCTGCTGCAGCTGACTCAGTAGGACAAGAATTTGTACCTGAAGTATGGGGACAAGCAATTCTTGATAAATTCAGAACAAATACAGTAATGCTACCTTTAGCTAATGATTTATCATCTGAAGCTGTTGGTGCAGATAAAATACACCTACCACACATTGGTGTTACACCATTAGGTGATGTTGCACAAGGTACACCTATTGCTTCTGACGTAGCTTCAGGTGGTTCAATGGTAGCAACTGAAACTTCATTAAGTATAGACCAACATAAAGTAACTTCTTTATGGATTCCTGACGCATTAAAAGCTCAGTCATCATACAATTTATTTAATATGTATTCTGACCAATTAGCTTATGCAATAGGTAGAGGTGTTGATAATTACTTAATGTATAAAATAGTTGATAATCTAACTACAGCTCACGGTGGTACATCAGGTGCTACACAAGATACTGTAGATATGTTAGAAGTAGGCGATGCTCTTGCAGCAGGTAATATTGATGACATATTTAAAGCAGTAATTCTTGAAACAGGAAGTACAGAAGGTTGGACAATGGTTTTAAGTCCTACTTTATATGCTTCTTTAGCAGCTTTAGATTCAGCAGCAGGATTTGTTAGAGGTACAGCAGGACCATTAGGTGCTGATTTCGCTTCTACAGGTGTTGCAGGTAACATTTTAGGAATGAATGTTGTGGTTACACAATCTCCATACTTAGATGTAGGTGCTGTTTCTGCTGATGCAGACAAAGGCGTAACTGCTTGGACTGGTTTTGATACTAATGATTCTACTAATGATGACATTCTTAGAGGATTCTGTATTCATAACTCAGCATTATATTATGCTGCTGCTCAATCACCAAGAGTACAACAATCTTACCAACACACAGAACTTTCTGACTTAATTACTGTAGATGCTATCTATGGTTGTGCAGTTAGAAACTCTGCTACTGCTGGTGACAGAAGAATCATTGGTTTATCTAAAAACGTATAGTATAAACTAAATGCAATATATAAAGGGGGGAGTTTTTACTCCCTCCTTTTATAATAAAATATTTAGAAAGAAAAAATGAGCTTAATAGACAGTATTAAAAAACACGAAGGTTATGTAGGTATAGTATATAAGGATAGTTTAGGTATAGATACTATAGGCTACGGATTTGCAATAAAAGATTTAGAATTAGATAAGGATATATGCGACATCATTCTTGAACGTAAACTACACGCTTTAGAAGATAGTATTAATTTAAAGTTTAGTTGGTATAAGTATATGCCTCAAAAAATCAAAGATGTTGTTATGGAGATGTGTTATCAATTAGGTGTTACAGGCGTTTCTAAGTTTAAGAAAACTATAGCATACTTGCAGAATAAACAATGGGAAGAAGCATCAGTAGAAATGCTTGATAGTTTATGGGCAAGACAAACACCTAATAGAGCAAAAGAATTAAGTAATAGAGTTAAAGAGGTAGATAGTGGACATTGAAAGCCTAAAGGTTGGTGGACTTGGTTTAAGTGGTTATATAGTTCAATGGACAGATTTATTTAGTCCATTAGTTGGGTTATGTTATCAAATAGTGCTTATTGCATTTTTTTTATATCAAATTAAAAAAATAAAAAGTGAGATAAAGTAGATGGATAAAGGCGTAGTTAAAAGAGTAATAGTAACGCCTGACAAACATTTTCCTTTACACGACCAACCTGCTATAAATTGCCTAAAAAAGACTATAGAGATAGTCAAACCTGATGCCTATGTAGATATAGGTGATGTAGGTGAATGGCACGCATTTAGTGCTTGGAGATTTAAAAGAAAGAAAGCTCCACCACTTGAATACCTTATAGAAGATTTTGAAAAAGACGTAAAAGATGTCAATGCTGGTATGGATCAGATTGATGAGGTTCTTGACAAAGTTAATTGTCACGAAAGATACATAACAGAAGGTAACCACGATAATTGGTTAAACTTTGCTGTAGAAAAGTATCCTTACATACCTCAGTATAAATTTGCTAATGCAGTTAATCTAAAGGACAGAGGATATAAATATATTCCCTTTGGAAAACACTTAAAATTAGGTAAATTATACCTATATCACGGACATCATTATGGAGGGCAATACCATACTTCCAACCATTTGCGTAAACTTGGTTGTAATATTATGTATGGGCATTGGCACGAACTCCAACAAATGTCTGTTACTCATAAAGACGGACCTAAGTCTGCTTGGAGTATCGGATGCTTGAAGGATATGAGCGATGAAGCAAATTCTTGGCTTGGTGGTAGACCTATTAACTGGGCACACGCATTTGCTATAGTAGATTTTTTTAAAGGTGGACTTTTTACAGTTCACATTATACAGATAATAAATGGCAGAACTTCTTTGTGGGGTGAGGTTATAGACGGAAACGGAAAATGTTGATACAGAAGATGATAATACAAGCTGTTGTTAAGCTCGTAAAAAAACAATTCAAATTAGACAAAGTCCTACAATACGTTGAAGAACCAAACGAATTAGATGAAGAAGTTAAACAACTTAGAAAAAGAGTTGATATGTTAGAATTATTTTTAAAAAAGGAGAAATAATATGTTAGATTTTATTACAAATAATGCAGGATTATTAGCAGGTGGTACAGGTGGTGGAATAGTACTTTATATGCTTAAAAAGGTACCAAATAAAGAGATTTGTGCTTGGGTTGAGAGTATATGTTACACAATGGGTAAAGTTATGACTTTAGGCTTATCTAAGTGGAAATTCACTAAGAATATATGGAACAAAACAGTAGAGCCTTGGTTTATAGATCTTATTGATAACTTTATAGGTTCAGCTGTAAGAGGATTCATTAAGGGGTTACGAGTAGATTAATGCCTTATGCTAAGACAAAAGATAACCGTTTAGTTAATGAAGTCACTTTAGGTGATGGCTACCCTTTGTCTAATGATAAACAACCTTTGAAAGTTGGTGGGGAAGCATCTATAATAAATGTTTCCTCGCCTACACCTGATGGTAGTGTTGATGGCGAAGTAGAAGTCAAAGGTAAACTAAAAGCCAAAGACACAGTAATACAAGGTGATTTAAAAGTATTTTCTAATAGTGGAAATCAACCACAGTATCATTTTGATACTCCTGCAACACAAAATTGTTTAATGGAAATAGAAAATTCAGGAAATTCTAATACAACATTAAGATTAAGAAATAATCAAGGATATTTTGATTTAAAAAGACAATATAGTAGCACTTCATTACAATTTACAGATGGTACTAATACACCTTTAACACTTGATGGTGGTAATGTAGGTATAGGCACTTCAAGTCCTGATAGTCCATTACATATACAATACGATAACAGTTCAGGCGAAGGTGCTGTACATAGCAATTTTAATAATGTTGGTTT